GCGAAGTAGCCTCGCACCCACTCGACGAGTTGCGGCGGTGCCGAGTCCGTCCAGCGGAGCAGCCCGTTCTCGTCCACCTCGACGTGCGTCGCCGGGTCATATCCGCCGTTCACGACCGGATACCACCGGGAGTGGTACTGCCGATCGGCGAGGCTTCCGTGGTGCAGGTGCATCGCGTCACCGGGCAGGCACGCGATCTCGCCTCGGACCTTCGCGTACGCGAGTTCCGACCACTCGCGGAAGTGCCGCGCCATCGGCTCGTTCATCAGTCGCAGACAGCGTTTCACTTGGTGGTTCGTCCATCCCTCGACCATCATCGAATCGCCGCTGCCGACGATGTGGCGATCGTAGAGCGGCCAGATGTCGCGTCGTGCCGCCCACGCACCGCCAGGGCAGCAGTTCTGTTCGCTGAGATACCTTTCGCAGCGATGTCCGACGCAAAGTTTCTTACTTTCGATCTGCCCGTCCGGCCCGGCGCAGTGCCACTCGTTCCAGCACTGCACCACAGGCCACTCTTCGAGTGTGCGGCACAGCCGCTCGGGCCACTGGTGGTCGAGGAAGACCATATCGGCGTCGATCCATGCGATCTTGTCGAACCGATCCGGCAGTCTCTCGACCGCGAGGTTGATCAGCCGCTCCTTCTGCCACAGGACGTTTCGGTCGCCGCCTCGGACTTGGAGCCACGCGTCGTCGCACGTGAACGCCTGCCCTTCGTAGGCGAGCTCGACGTTGAACGTCGGCACGCCCCACCACCGCATCTCGTGGAGGAACCGGAGGTAGTTCCGCCGCAGCGATCGCCACCCAGCCGGATTCCAGAACACGCAGACGACGGCGAGCTCACCGGGTAGCGGCACCCGCTCGCGTCGCTCGCGCTGCGGTTCGTCGCGACGCAGGATCGACGATAGGACGACCATCTCACTCGCCCGCCGCGACGACGCCCTGCTCGATGCCCACCTTCGCGACATATGCCATCAACGCCCCCACCGCCGCCGCGAGGTCCGCGTCGGCCTCCGCTCCCGCGAGCAGGTCGCGCACGTGCAGCCGCACCGGCTCGGCTGGCGCCTCTTCGACGCCGGTCTCGGTGGTGCGGAAACGGACCAGCGTCACGCGGGCTTCGGCGTCGCCGCCTGTCGGGCTGGACACTACGATCTCGCGGACCCACAGGCGGTCGTACGTGGCTGCGTAAGACAGCGGCTCGGCAGCGTACAGCGTGGGGATGTCAGCCATTGATCCTCTCCTCTAGTGCGGCGATGCGTGCGTTGGACTCTTGCAGTGCCTTGATCAACACCGGCACCAACTTCTCATACGCCAGCCCAAGATGGTCGCCGCACTGTGCGACCACGCTGTCGGCGTAGTCGATGCCAGCGAGTGCCGCCTCAGCCTCTTGGGCGATGAGTCCGACCTGACGCTCGGTGGCGAAGTTGCGGTCTTCCTGCGGTATGAAGTCGAACGCAACGGGCCGCAGCGATTCGATGACGCTAGTGGCGTCGGTCAGTGATTCAATGTTGGTCTTGAACCGTGCGTCGGAGGTGGCAATGGTCGCGTTGGTGGCGTAAATCTGGGAGTTGACTTGGAGGAGGTAGGCACCGTTGTCGGTTGTGGTGCCGATCAAGAGTTCCGCCCCGCCCGTCAGCCGCATCTTCCCTGAACCACCGATCTGCCATTCATGGTAGCCGCTGTTTGGATTGTCGTAGTACACGCCCGCCGATGCCGTCACTCCGATGTCCAGCGTCTGCGTGGAGTTGTCGGTGAACCGCGCGGCTATGCCGGTGCCAGAACGTACTACGTGGAGTCGCTGCGTCGGTGTAACCCCAATCCCCACATTCCCCGACGCATCAATCAGCATCCGCTCGGTTGGCGTCGCCGTCGCGGACCCGGTGGCCGACGTGCGGAACGACAGGATGCCACCGAAGTTTCCAGTGTCCACGCACAGTATGTCTGCACCCCACCCAGTGGTGAACACATTGTGCGAAAACCTAATGCCCGCAAAACTTTGGCCTGAACCCACAGTGCCGGACAGCAACAGCGTGGCCTTGTTGGCGTCGCTCGTTGCAAACGAAAACGCACTCAGCGGCAACGATGTAGGAGTCATCCCAATGCCAACAGCGCCGCTCGCATCCACTCGCACCCGCTCATTACCTGCCGTCACAAGCGACAGCGTATTAGCGCCGCCGGATGTCGTCTGCATCAGGCCGGTATCGTCGTCCCCGCTGATCGCCATGCCCGGCTTGTAGGAGCCGCTGCTGCCGCTGCCTGTGTTGACGAGGACTTGCGACTCAAACGTGACGACGCCCGTCGCCCGTGCGATGGAGATCGGCGTGCCGAGAAACACGCCAGAGTCCGACCATCGCGTGATCCAGAGCGTGGAGCCGACGTTGCTGCCGCTCTCCGCGTCGAATCCTGGCCCAACCTCCCAGCGAGTGCTGCCGCTGGTCTGCATCCGCAGTTGACGGACGTTGCCCGCGACGGTACCGGTGAGGACGAGCGGCGACGTGACGGTGACCGCGCCGCCGGATATCGCCGCCCCCGCCTGCCCGACAATCTGCCCCGCGAACGTGGCGGTTTGGCTTGTGCTGACCGTGATAGCAGATGTACCGCCATTGCTCTGGATGGTAACCGTCGATCCGTTGATGATCAGCGGTTGATAGGAACCAGTGCCGGTGCTGTCTACGCCTTCGATCGCAGTTGCGGTGCTGCTGGTTGCAAATCGCACGCCTTTGGTAGCGCCATTGACGAGAAGCGACGTAGCGGAATCGCTGCTGTTTACCCGCGCGTTGCCCGTAAACGTAGGGCTCGCCGTCGGCTGCACGCCGAGCGTGGTGCGTGCCGCAGCGGAGTCGGCTGACGAAATCACGGAACGACCGAACGAGGTGCAGGTGATCTCCTCCACGTCGCCTGCACCCGCAGACGAGCGACCGAGCAGGCGGTCGGTGGCGGAGACGTTTTGAATTTTGGCATACGTGACGGCGTCGTTCTGAATCTTCGCCGTGCTGACGGTGTTGTCCGTCGGCGTGCGGGTGTCGCTCAGGCGGGCGTCATTGCCCTCGCAGAATGACGACGCCGACGTACCGAAGGTTCCCGTCGTCAGCACGCCCGACGTGGTGGTGATGACAGGCAAGTTCGCCGTCGCTCCGATCGCACCGGCGTTGCTGATGTTGCCGTGGGCGTGCGATGTCGGCGTCCTCGCGTCAGAGAGCCGCGAGTCATTGCCCTGACAAGCCGTGCCGCTGGTCGTCCCGTACGTCACGCTCACCGTGCCAGACGACACGCCGAGCCCCGTGCCGACGATCACCGCACCGGCGGCCAGCGTCGTCGCGAGGGGCAGGCGGGCGGCGTCCAGCGTGCCGGATGTGATGTCCGAGGCGGCGTGGGTGTGCGACGCGAGCGCGTAGGACTGGAACGTGAACGACTGGATGACGTTCGAGGCGTCCTTGAAATACAGAACTTTGTCGGCGTAGTTCAGTGCCAACTCGCCGTGAGCCAGCGACGACGGCGCTGATGCAGCCGTTCCGCTGCGCTTGATTTGGATTGGATACGTCGGCATACGTCAGAACGTCCCGCCGTCGATGCTCGTCGCCCAAGCGATCGTGTCGCTCGATGCCGTGTAGGCGAGGAGTCCATCGTTACTACCGCCGCCGTCAAGCGCGGTGATCGTGTTGGTGTCGTTCGCCACGAGCACCGTGCCCTTCGCCACGCTGGTCAGTCCGGTGCCGCCCTTGGTCACGGCGATCTCGGTGGCAGACCACGTGCCCGTGGTGATCGTGCCCACGCTCGTGAGCGATGACGACACGACCGTGGAGCCCAACGTCGTCTTGCTGAGCACCGAGACGCCGTCGATCCGGTAGGCGTAGCCCGAGGTGAGCTCGATGTTCTGGTTGTAGGTCCACGAGTCGGTCGAGTTGAGCCAGAGGATCGTCTTGTCAGTCGTTCCGCGAAGTGTGATGCCACCGGCATCGGCGGTCGTGTCAGTCGGCGAGTAGACCGACCCGAGCTCGATGTTCTTGTCATCCACGGTCACTGTCGTCGAGTTGACCGTGGTGACCGTGCCGTTGACCGTGAGGTTGCCGGTCACCGTCAGATCGCCGCCGACCGTCGCGTTGCCGCTGGTCGTGACCGTCGTCGCCGCGATCTGCCCGGCCGATCCGTAGATCACTGCCTTCGAGTTCACGACCGTGTTCGCGATCGAGCCATCCACGAGGTTCAACTCGGCCGCCGATGACGTGACGGTCGTCGAGCCGACCTGGAACGTGCCCGTGACGTTTACCGTGCCCGAGAACGTGTACGTCCCGGTCGGCGTCGCCGTGCCCGACATCGGGATGTAGACGCCCGACAGCGACGGGATGTCGTCGGCGGTCAGCGCCCGGAACGTCGGCGCAGCGGCGGCACCGCTCGTCGGTCCAGCGAGGACCGTGTTCGCAGCGCGGACCTCGGTGATCGAGACGAACGCACCCGATCCCGCGATCGCGATCACGCTAGTGGCCGAGCCAGAAGCACCGCCGGTGCCTGTACCGTAGTAGAGGATGTTCGAGTTTTCATTGAACGCGAGCTCGGCGTTGGCGAGCGAGCTCGGCGCTCCTGCGCCACCGGATGACGCGCGACGCTTGATTCTGATGACGTTCGGCATGGCTAGAAATTACCTCCATCGGTCAGGTTCACTTCGGCGTAGTCGGCCCACTTCGAGCCGTTGTATCGAAGGACATCACCCTCGGCGGCAGCGGTGATCTGCACATCAGTGAGCCCGGCGAGCGTCGATGATCCGACATCGCCGCCAGCGCCCGCCGGTCCCTGCGGCCCGATGCCCGCGAGCACGGTCGCGGAGATCGCCACGGGCGACACCGCGACGCTCGCGCCGCTTTCGGTCACGCTCGCTGTGATCGGTGATCCCGAGACGCTCGCCGTGATGCTCACCGCGTCACCTCCAGTACGCCCGACAGCGCGGTGCGAGTGACCGCGCCCGGCGCGATCCACCGCAACGACCAAGCATACGAACCCGATGCAAGCGCCGAGGTCTCGTTCTCCTGTAGCGAGATCGAGACGGTGCCCGCAGTTGCCGAGACGACCGAGCACGTGAAGTCGTCCACGCTCGTGCCGTCCACGAGCGACGTGATGCCTGCCGTGACGGTGTATCCCGTGAGTGAGAACGCCGCCGTGCCCTGCGAGAGCGTGACGGTCGCCGAGAACTCGTCGCCTTGGCGTGTTTTCAGGGCAAGCTGCCCGGGAAGCAGGCTGAACTCTGCCATTTCGCTACTCCTTCACCGGGGCGCTGACCTTGTACTGCGTCTCGCGTGCGCCCGGCTGGAGCGCGTAGAGCAGGCGGGTTTGCTCCTGTACCGCACCGGCGATCTCGATCTGCGTCTGCGCGAGTTTTTCGAGGAACTGAGAGTGCGCCTTCACGAGGGGTAACAGGACATCCTGTCTGCCGACGTAGAGGCACGCTAACGCCACGACAGTTGCGAAACCGTAGTCTCGGATCATCGTGAGGAACGTGCTCTGCACTTGCTCGCTGGTCATCGAGTCAACTCCTGTTGCCACGCCGCCATGAGAACGCGATTGACACTGCGTTCGAGCCACCATTTCACGATGATCTGCACGATCGCATTGACGATCGCACCGAGCATCAGCGTCCAGAAGAACCCGTACTCCTGCGGTTCGCGGCCCGACTGCCACTGGTGGGCTCGCTTGACCTTCCCGGCGATCGACATCGCCACGATGTCGCGGCCCTCTTCGCTCTCGGCGTGGCCCAGGTACTCGCCCTCCCAGTTCTCGATCGCCAGCGTCGTCAGGTCATGGACGGTCTCGCGGCCCACCATGTATTTCCGCATGGGGAGGCGCTTCCAGACATGCTCATAGAGTTCGTCGCGGGTCATCGCTTGCCGGTGCCTCCGCATTCAGGGCACTGCATCACGATCCTCCCGTCGCCGATCTTCCCGGTGCCGTTGCAGTTCGAGCACCGCTCATCGACCGGCTTCGGTGCCGGGCCGATCTCGCTCCGCATCTTGACCACCATGCGTGCGGCCTCGGCGGCGAGGTCGGCGGATACGGTCACGTCATCCGGCGGCAGCGATGCCACGCAGCCGATCGCGACGACGACGAATACGATGAGCCAACGCATCAGAGAATCCCCCGCAGCCACCCGGTCGGCATCACAGTCGGCTCGAAGCCGGTGAACCCGGCGAGCGCGTAGGAGTCGCCGCCACGGCACATATCGTCGATGACCTCGGCATCTACCCATCCGCTCGTGCGCTGGAACGCCTCGGGCAGTCGCTCGTCCACCGTCCCCGAGTAGCAGTTGCCCCACGAGTTGGGCACGAGCAGGGCAGGGCGATCGACACGCAGAGCGCAAGCCATCATGCAGTGCGCCCACGACCCGGCTGGCGTGAGCCAGCCACCACCGAGCGAGCCGCGATCCGCGAATCGCATCGAGAACCCACGCATCGAGCACAGTGCGACGGGGTATCCGTTGCTGATCGCTTTCGCACAGTCGTCGAACGACCGCACAAGCGTCACCTCGGTGCAGCGTCGCTTCTTCGCGTAGGGTTCCAGCACGTCGGGCAGACCGTCGCGGCCCCACGCCTTCTCCTCGGTGCCGGTGAACTGACGATCGAACCGCACGTCGCCGTACTGCTGACCGTAGTGCAGCACGCCCCAATCTCGGACAGCCTTGGCGGCGTGAAATCCCGTCGAGCCGTCGCCGCCCGGCGCGGACGATCGCCCGCGAGCCTCGACGCGAGACAGCCCGTAGACGCTCGCCTCGATCGTGCGACCGCCGAATACCTCTGGCTCGCGACGCACGACGACATCGCACGCGGCGAGTACGTCCACGCACATCGCGAAGCCCCAGCCCACGCACGAGCCGATAGGCTGCGAGCCACGCTTCCACGCAGGCATGCAGGCAAGCAGGTGTTGTCCGAGGAACACGTCCTCGTTCGCCGCCTGGAGGTTCGGCCCGGCCTCGGCGAGCGTCGGGCGCGGCAGTGACGACACGAACGCCGCCGCCCCATCCGGGTCGGGTGTGTAGCCGAAGAGCGGCACGAATGCGTCGGCGGTCATGCTCACCCCCCGGCTGGCATGGCCGCCCAAGCGACCGCTCGGCAGAACGCCACGTACCGCTCGCGGACGCTGGCATCCACTGGCACGATCGCGTCACCGACCGCCGACGCGTACGCCGCCTCGACGGCAGAGCGAAGCGGTTCGTTGCCCGGCTTGTGGCCGCCGATACGTCGCCACGCGATGTCGAGGCTGAGCGCCGTGTACATCCGCAGGGCACGGGTATCGGAGAACACGACCTCGGTCGTCGCCACGTCACCTGCCGCTACGATCGCGACCTTCGACCACGTCGCCGCCCAGAGCATCCGATCCGAGATGCTCATGCCCCTGAGTTGCTTTGCGATCGGCTCGACGGTCTCACGCATGGCGGCACTCGGCTCCTCGACGGCGAGCCCCGGAGCGACCACGCCACCGCCAACGGCGGGCAGCGTCGGCATCGGCACCTTGCCCCACGCGGCGGCGATGAGCAGGCTCGCAGCGATCAGACGCCCGATGATCCCGCTGTGCTGCCGGATGGCTTCGGCGGCTGCGGCGGCCGCAGCGCGGATTTGCCCTGCGTACGGCGCAGCGATGAGAGCAACCGCAGCAGCGACGGCTGTGATGCGTAGGAGTGCATCGGTCGTCATCTCACTTCACCCCGACCTGGAAGAGGCAGAACCGGACCAGCGCCTCGCCCTCGGCGGTCTTCAGCACCGCCGCAACGTGCCGCACGAGCTCGTCGTCGAGCCGCGCGTCGGTCTGCTGGGCGATCCACTCGCACGCATCGGCGACGACCAAGCCCTTTTTGTACGGGTCGATCTCGCCGATGAACGCACGGGCGTAGTTCACGACCGGCGAATACTTCTGGAGCAACCGCAGTGCATCCCAGAACGACAGCGTCGCGCCGTACTGCGTGATCTCGTCGGGCGTGGCACCGAGCTCGCGGGCGTCCATGGCACGTACTCCGGGGGATTCCCCGAGTCTGCCACGCTATCCCCCTAGCCTTGCAGTTCGTCATCGGCGAACCGCTGGACGATGTCCTTCGCGTTGATCCACCGCAGCATCCCTCCGCTCGGCGTGGTCGCCATCGTGCGATCGCGGCGTTGCTGCTCAGTCCAGAGTGCCTGCACGCACGTCGCACGGGCGGCGATCTGCGGAGCCAGCGACAGGCTCTCGCGGCTCGCCCGTTCCTCCTCGTCATCGGGGCCAGGATCACGAGGCGGCTTGTAGCGCAGGCTGCGGTCGTGACGCTTCGGCAGATGCCACACGTCGCGCAGGCGTATCAATTGGTCCTTAGCGATCGTCCAGTGCGTGCAGATTTCAGCCATCGGCATCTGCGATTCCCACTGCACGCGGAGGATCGCGGCGTCAATTGTCGCCGTGTTGCCGGGCATCGCGTGGTGTCCAGTAGGAGACGCACCGGCTCGACGGGTTGAGATACAACCGCCCCGGCATCGTGCGATGAGCACACACGTGCTCGCAGTCCTCGCCGCTGTACCGCATGGCGAGGTAGGCGTCCCTCCGGTAGAGCGCCAGCTGTCCGAAGGCGCTGTTAAATCGCAGAGGCAGCGAGCCGACAGGCGGGTGCCAGTGGTGGAACCACGTCTGGTCGCGACGCCGCCAGAGATTCCACCGTGCCGCGAATGCGTCGTAGTGGATCGCGTACCCGTTGTGCTCCGCCCACGAATAGCTCGCCATGCACGACGCCTCGCGAGCAGCCTCGATATGTGCCACGCTCGTCGCCACGCCGTCAACGCTCCAACCTCCCCAAGCATCTGAGTCGAACACGATGACGTAGTCGCACGGCTCGCCGTGCCGCACCCACCACTGGCACTGCGTGCGGTACTCGGCGAGGGCAATCGTCCGCTCGGTGGCGATCGTGTGCGAGAGGTGCGGCCGGTGGTTGACGTTGAGCGACACCTGCCGCTGCGTGCCGTCGGTCCACGCCGCGAGCACGTCCTTCGTCTCGTCTTCCGAGTCGTTCTCGAAGATGAACGCCGACCACGATCGGAACATCGCACCCGTCTCCTCGACGAGCGAGAGCGTCTGCGGAAGCCATGGCATCGAGTTGCGAGCGATGGCAACCAGGGCCACCGTGCGCTCAGCGGCGATCTCGCGACCGATGCGAACGTCGGCTGCGTATGCCGCAGCGAACTCCTCGTCGGGCGGGAGCAGCACGTCGGGGCGGTGAGCCTCGATGTCGGCGGCGGTGATGGTGTAGGTCGTCATATCCCCACGTCATCCGCTGTCGCCCCGATGGCGAACGGAAAGAACTCTTGAAGATTCACCGGTCCGCTCGTCGCCTGGAGCCGATGCCACGCATCGACCAGCCCCGTGTAGCCGTAGTAGTCCTGCTTCATGGCGATCTGCTGCTCGGTCGTGTACGCGTAGTGATCGAACACGAGCCCCGCCGCTTCGGTGTTTTCGATGCTCACGCATCGGTCAAATCCAGTGACGATCGGCGGCTCGTGTCGGAGGAACCGCATGCCCGGCCCCCATCGCCACGCTCGCAGCCATTCGAGGTCACCGCGAGCCCAGCCCGTAGTCGATGTCAGGATCTTCGAGGGTCCGACCCAGTAGCGGCACGCGAACCGTGCGGCTGTCGCCACGGGCTGCTGAAGCATCAGCCAGTAGATCCGCTCCAGTTGCCACGCCTGCCAGAGCTCGTCGCTGTCCACCTGCATGACGACGCCGCCTTCGACGCCTTCGAGAGCGCGGGCGATCATCGAAATCTTGCCGTCCCACGGTGAGTGACGCCACGAGCAGGTCACGTTCGGCGTGTTGTTCACCGCACGCACGTACTCGTGCGTCCCGTCCACGCTGACGAAGTCCCGGTGCCACTTGTCGGGCATCGTCTGGCACCACGCCGTGCAGTGCGTCGGTGCCGCGACGCCCTCGACGATCCGCCACTGCCACGGGATCGTGAGCTGGCGAAACGTCGCGAGGTGCTGCTCGATGTACGGCTCGCCGTTGAGCACGAGCGTGAAGAGCGTCAGCATTTCCAGAGCGGCGACCGCCGCCCCTCCCAGTTGACCGCCTCGACGCCGCAGTGACCGACGGTCATCGGCAGCACGACGCACGACGCAAACTGCGTCGCGAACGACAGGTCGCAGAGCTCGGCCGTGCGTGACCACTCGGGGTAGAGGACGTGCCGCCGGTAGAGTTGGAAGAATCCGGCGAACATCGAGGCGTACGCCTTGTTCGGCTTGCCGTCGGCGAGCCGCTCGGGCGAGTGGAAATCGACCCGCCTCGCTCCGTAGAGCGTCTCGGGACTGGTCGCGTCCTGCTCGATGATCTCGCGTGCGTTCGTCGGCACCATCACGTCGGCGTCGATCAGCAGATACCACGCATCCGGGTACGCGGCGTGCAAATGCTCTTGGGCGAATCGAACCGCACCTGCCTTGTTGAACGCTGCCCCGTCGGCGTGCCACCCGTCATAGATCAGAGGCGTCGCCTCGAATCGCTGGGCCACGTCAACGCTGGCGTCGTTCGCCTCGGTGACGACGCAGACGCCCGACACCTGACCGGCGAGGCAGTGCAGGCAGTGAGGCAGGTAGTCCGCGTAGTTGACGCTCGTCGTGATCGCGTAGATGTCCATTCACTCGCCCCGCTTCACGGCGATGACTTGCCACTCACGGTAGAGCACCTCGACGCACTCGCCGTAGAGCGAGAGGAACGCATCGATCGCGGGCTCCGGCGTCGGTAGGTGCTGCCGGTGCGGGTGCGGATCACGCCACTCGTAGTCGTCCCACACGATGACAGCGCCGACCTTGAGCAGCCGCCACGCGAGCACCGTGTCTTCGAGCACCGTGCGGCCCTCGTGCCCGCCGTCGATGTAGATGCCATCGAACATCCGATGCTCGGCGAGGGCGCGGGCGAGAAAGACGTGCGAGCGTCCGCGAAACTTTTCGGCACGCCCGGCGAGGTTGGCGTCGAACCGCGCCTCGGGATTTTCTGCCGAGAACCCGTCAAACGGCCCACCCCAGGTATCGACGCACGTGATCGTGTCGCCGTGCTTCAGTGCTTCATCGAGCATCCAGCACGCAGAGCGGCCCTCGTGCGATCCGATCTCCAGCCAGCGGCACGGGTGCGGCAGGCGAGGCAGCACGTGCTCACGCCAGGCGTTCGTTCGCATCGAGAACCAGTCGTGCGTGAACTGGTAGCTCATGTGACCACCCGGCCCAGGTGCTCGCGGATCAGCTCGCATCGGATGTCGGGCGGATTGCCGCACGGGTGATAGACGAGGTCGCCGTTCTGCCAGTGGTTCGTCTGTCCGAGATGCACCGAATTGAACGTCCGCTTCGGCGCGATCGTCATGCGATCCGCCAGCCGCTCGCGGTGCTTCATCAGCCACTGCTGGACGTTCCACTCCATGCCTCGCCACTCGTCCTCTGCGGCGACGATGTCGGCGAGCAGCGACAGCGTGCCTTGAGTTGCACGCCACACGATCGACCCGCCGTTCACCAGGGCGTGAGCGCCGATACCCTCCTCGCAGATCGTCATGTGCGGCCCGAGCTCGGGCACGTCCTCGATCCGGGTCGTCAGGTTCGTGATCACGCAGTCGGCGTCGAGCGTCCACACGAGGTCATGGTGTTCGAGCAGTTGCCCGATCCGCCAGAAGTTCGCCAGCGCCTGTGAGTACGGCTCGCATCGCCACACCATCGTGTAGTCGTGCCTCACGCAGTACGCGAGACGGTTCGCAACGGTGAGCTCTGCCCACGGCGTGCCGACACCCGCGCTCGTGAAGATCGCGACGTTCATGTGATCCGCACCGTCGTGCGACCCTCGCTGCCCCACGATTTCTCGACGACGAGACGAGCCACGTTCGTATCATCGCCCATCACGTCCTGCAGCGCGTCGAGGACCGCCTTGCCCAGGTTGTCCACGTCGGGACGCGGCAGCGCCGGTGCGGTCGGCTTCACGCCTGACTTCGTGAGGTGCGACTTGGGTCGTGCGAACACGGCGTCAATGACGACGCTGACTGGTTTCGCCTGCTCGCGGAGCCCGGCGACGCTTGCCGCTAATGCGATCGCCTGTCGGTAGGCGTGAACTGGATGGCTCTTCGGTACGTACGCGCGAGCGAACCCGCCCTGCGTTGACACTCGCGGGCGCGGCTGCGGCACCGGATCGCCGGGGATGGAGAGCGTGATGGTCACAGCAAGTCGAGCCCGTGCTCCGCACACTGACTCCGCAGCCACTCGCGGAGCTCCTGGTACGCCACCTCGACATCGTGGCCGAGCTCGCCGCCCTTGATCTCGGTCGCGAGGTGGTCGTCGAGCAGGATGACGATCGACTTCGCCCGCGAGCCCTCGACGCAGTCGCGGAACTCGCCCTCGTCCTCGGGCAATCGGAATCTCAGCGTGGCGGTTGGCATCCCGGCATCGTGCATGGCTCGTCAAGTTCGCCGACCACGCTCCGAATCCAATCGAGGTAGAGCACCACGCGGGTGTGACCCGACTCTTCGCCGAGGACGTATCGCGTTTTTCCACCAACGCGGGCGACGTATGAGTTCACGCCGACAAGCCTCGTGCTGCCGTCGATCGCCGTTGCCCATAGCGGCCCGCCCGAGTCGCCCGGCGCGATGCACGCCGGGAGCGGGCCAGCGTCAGGCGTCCTGCGGATCGGGCAGACGTACACGCCGTGCTCGATCGACCCGAGGAAGCACGTCCCGGCTCGCAGCCGCTGGTCGCCGCCCGTGAGCCCGCGTGTGAGCGTGCCTGTCATTCCGTACCCAGCGGCGGCGGCGACGCTCCCGAGCCGCTCGGTGCCGTCAGCGAGCCGTGGATACACGTCGGCGTGCCGATGCTGTCCGAGCCGCACCAGGGCGATGTCGTGCCACCCGTGAACGCCGGTCCATTCGGGATGCCGCACGACGCGGTCGCACGCGAGTCGCTCGCCGCCGAGGACGACCGTGACAGCCGTCATCTCGTGCGGGACGTGGGCCGCCGTCAACACCCAGTGCGGCGAGATGAGCGTGCCAGAGCCCGCGAGCGGAACGCCTTCGGCGTTGTTGCCGACGACCCGCACGACGTAGCCCGAGAACGTCGCACCGTAGTCGAGGTAGCGGCCGTCGCCCTTCGACTCGTCAATCGTGGCGGCAGACGCCGCGAGGGCCGACACGGCGATGAGAGTCGCCAGGAGTCGCATGCCCGATCATGGCACGCGAGGCTAGTGGCCTTGCAGTTAGCGGAGGCGTGATACACGGACAGTATAAACACTGGTTCTCAACACACCGTTTCGCGCCCGTGTAGTGTCCTGTTTCGCAGTTCTCGAATTGCGAACAGACGACCCCGGCGGGTTCGGCCGCGCGGTTTATCCTTCCGCCGCCTGCCCGCCGGGATCGCTGTTCTGCTCACCTCGTCATCCACATCAGCCCCCAGTTCGCCGCGCCGTAGCTCGCCCACACGACGAATCCGGCGGGGGAGCCCTTCCACCACTGCTCGATCGCGACAGCCCAGTAAAGCAGAGAGACGAACAGCAGAAGCGGTGCACTCATAAATCCTCCACGAGCGAAGCGGCGCACGGGTCCGGCACTGTCGGCGGTGTCCAGCCGCGCACGAGCCTGCCAGACAACCGCAGTTTTTTGATTCTCGATTGCACCCACGGTGCGCTTTCCAAAAACATGACTGACATGACTTCATCCAGCGGCGTCGGAGCCGGTGGCTCGCGATCAACAGGAATCTTGAAGCCTAGGACAGAGCGGCCATCGCCTCCTCGCGACACGTAACGACCTTGCATGGTGCGCCTCCCTGCGTCTCGATCTCCCTCATGCGTGCGACCTGCAGCGGCGTGGCTTTCTTGCCCGGCTGCTTCACTTCCAGGAACACCGCCTTGCCGCGTCGAAGACAGAGCAGGTCGGGGACGCCAGCCAACTGATGCGGACCGCCGTGGATCTTCATGACCCACCACCCTGCTTGTTTGGCTTCCCGAACTATCGCGGCGACGATGTTGGATTCCCGTGGCATTCCGTTGCCCCTTGAACAGCGTCGCCGTTGAAGCAGCGACGGCATGATTCACATACCCGAACAATCGACTCGCTCAGGTTGAGCGGGCAGTCTCTCGCAATCGGCTGCGATCCGTCAAGGTCATAGCCATGCCGAAACACGACAGGAGCAACGTCGTCGCTTGGAGCCTCTCCTCGATCGCACTGGTAAGACCAGAACCACTTCAAGCCGCGAGGAGCCACCACGCGAAACTCTTCCAGCCTTGCCCACGATGCCCGATCTACCGAAAAGTGAACGTAGACGTTGTCGCGAGGCTGAATCGTTGAAGCGATCTCAGGCTTGCGCGTGACGACCCACTGAGGCACACCTGGAAGCATCAAGGCTACGGCGTCGATGCAGGCTGGCGTCTCTGCTACGAGGTCGCCGCCGCCGCACCAACGGATGAACGTGAGCCGCAGCCGCGTTGACCAGTGCGCGATGCGACCGGCGAGCGACTGCGGATCGGCACGCAATGAGTTCAAGAGCCGATGCTGCTTTGCCAAGCTCGCCGTCCAAGTCGCGGGGCCACGGGCGAAGTAGCACGTATCGGAACACACGAGCGTTGGCGTACACGTCCCGATGATCGGAAAGTTCAGCGAATGCCCGGTGACCTTGTTGGTCGAGAATGGATTCTCCGACGGGCCGAGAGGCTCATCGTGCCACTGCGGCTTTCGTGCCAGCGTAGCGACGCTCATGCCGCCACTTGACAGTCGCTGTCAAGCAAACCGCCCCGCCGTGCTGGAGATTCACGGCGGGGCGGCTACTGGGTTCCGTGGATACGTCGCCTCTCACGGTTTGGCGATCCATGCGGCCGATGACTGCAGCCGCTACGCCGAGGACGCGGCGAGGTATTCCTCGATGCGTGTCTTCAACTTCTCGTTCGTGTCACGAAGGTGCTCCAGATACCGACGCCCGTTCGGCTCGGCGTCCGCCTCGGCGATCGTCATTCCCTTGAACCGCCCGTACTGGAAACGGAACTCGGTCCAGTCGGCTCGCGGCTCAGCCACGGCAGACCGGGCTGCGGCATCAACCCGCATCCGTACGCCGCAGAACGCGCACGCCAGAACGTCCTGCCTCGGCCCTTTCATCGGGACGAACTCGCCGACGTGTTCCCACGACGACGCCGAGCAGCGGTAGCAGACGAGCGTGGTTTCGTAGAGGTCAATCATTTCACTGCCTCCAATAGAGCGGCGATGTTTGCTTCAAGCCTTCTTGCGTTTTCATCGCAAGACACCAGAGACAGGCCTTGCTCTTCTAGCGAGTCGTCTTGCGAACACCTTGTCCAGCGGTCAACGGACTCAAAGTAGATAGCGCAGTTGTTTTCCTTCGCTTCTTGGATCGCACGTTGCCTGTTTTTGAGTTTGCGAGGCCGTGTTGCGCTAGCGATGTCAACGTAAACGCTGCGCACCCATGCGCCGTCTTCTTTTGCCTTCCAAGAGCAGCATTCGATTTGTCTTGCAAGCCCGTGGCCCCATGCTTGTTGCCGCGTGCTAACTCTCGCGTAGATGATGCACTGGGCCATTACAACACCTCCATGCGCGGCACACGCCTTCCGGCCTTGCCCTCGTTCACGACGTACAGATTCCGTCTCGCACGCGTCACGGCGACGTAGGCGATGCGGTGCTCCTCGTCTGCTTGGTCAGGGTTCTCCATGCCCTGCTCGACGCGGGAGCCGATCGTGGTCAGCACGGCGACGTTGTCGGCCTCGGCACCTTTGACCGAATGAATCGTTCCGACGCGGATGCGAGGGTTCGCCGCGAGTTCGGCCCCCCACGCCACTGCCTGCCGCCGCCACTGATCGCCGCGATCAACCAGCGAGCACCACGAGCCAGACCGGATCGCATCGATGCCAGCCTCGGCGACTCCGACGCTGGAAAGGTCGGACGCGAAGATCGTGTCCCAATCGTCGCAGTGTTCCTTCGCCCAGCGCGTCTTTGTGCCTCGTGTCAGGATCGGCTGCTTGTCCTTGTTCGTCGTCGGCAGAAGTTCGAGAGCGTGCGCCCACTGCTTGCCGCTGATTGGCTCGTCTCGCTCCAGCGCAAAGAGCGCCTTGAGCCCGTCGCCTCGGTTCGTCGCACCGTCTGGCGACTTCACCCAGCGGCACGGCTTTCCGGCCACGTGCAGGGCCGCGATCATGCGTTTTGCGTGGTAGTTAGTACGCGCTAAAAAAAGCCAGTCCTCATTCGGATTGGCGATGCTGATCGGTTTTTCGAGGTCATCGGCCTCGAAAACGCACCCGACATGATCCGCTGGCGCGACGCCGCGATCGAAGTAGCCACGCTTCATCCTCCGCAAGCACCGCTCGCCGAGCTCAAGAATCGGAGCAGGGCAGCGGTAGGACTTCGGCATGGTCCGTTCCTTCGCGGCGGGCCAGCCGAGGAAGCAATCCGCCGACGATCCTGCGAAGCCGTAGATCGCCTGGAACGGATCGCCGACGACGTAGCACCACTTCACGCTCGGTGCCGTCACGAGACGCTTGCACACGATGTCGAGCAGCGGGCTCGCGTCCTGCTGCTCGTCGAACAGCCACGCCTCGACGGGCGGCAAGTAGCCTTCCGGCTCGACGCGGGAGATGCCGCTGGAAGGATCGACACGAAGTCCAGCGAATCGCGTCAGCAGGTCGGTGAAGTCGAGCCGATCTTCGACGCGCTTCGCCATCTCGTACCGTTCGGATATGCGAACAATCGCCGCATAGTCGGGAACGTCGTCATCCACGGATCGCATCCGCCTCACGACCTCGTCCAGCGGCATCAGCGACGACCGGCACAGCGACCAGCAGTTGAGCGAGGCAGAGACGACCGGATCGCCGATGAACCGCTGCCTTCCGACCTCGTCGTCCAACTCCGTCGAGAGCCGCACGCCGAGCACGTTGCTGATCCACTCCAGGTCTTTCTGCGTGTCGCCGATCAGTTGCCCCGGCTGCACCTCCAAGCATCGCTTGCAGGTCGAATGCACGGTGCGGAACCACCCCCGGCCCTCCAGCAGGCTCGGATCGACGCCCCACGCCACGCTCGCCCGCCCGACCGCCTCGGCCCGCGCCGCCCGCGTGAAGCTCGCGAATCCAAGGCGAAGAGGGTCGTTGCCTAACTGCGGCAGGGCTCCCTCCATGATCCGCAACAACTCGGTCGTCTTTCCGCTGCCAGCGGCACCGATCAGTCTCGCTATCTTCACGGGCACCCCCTCGCAGGAGTCATACAAAAAGTTGACACGATCTTTTTTTGGTTCCAAAAACCGTTTTCTCGCGGTTTTTCACGGCACGTTTGGTGCCGCGTTTTACGGCACCAAACGCACGTTGACGGGAAAAACGAACTGCCGCGAAGCCTCAGGGGGTATGTATTTTTTTCCTATACAACGCCCTCGGCACGCTCCGTAGCCGCCATCTCCTCCAGCACAGCGAACTCCCTCCGAGACCACACCACGTACGATTTGCGGGCTCCTCCGAGATGACGGTGTTCCCGGTGGGTGAAGTCCCGATCGCCTCCGATACGGGCCAGCAGACGCCTCTTGAGGGCAATCCGCTCACCGTCGTTCACCCGGTGCTGCCGCTCGATGTCCTCCCAGACTTTTCCCCACGCGAACCAGAGCGTGCCGTCCTGCCGCCACGACGCCCGTCCGGTCGGATCGGGTACGTCGTCGTCCGACGGCTGCGACGCCTGCGACAGCCGGTCGTAAAGCCATGTAGCCAGGAGCACGTACCGCAGGCTCGATGCTCCTGGCTGCTCGTGGGACGGGTTGTCCAAGAGCTTCGCCTTGACGCCGCGAGCCGTGTGGCTCGTGCGTGCCTTGCCGTCGTCGTCGCGGGAGTCCACGACCTTGTAGCCGCCGTCCCAAATTTTCTTCCACCGCTTCGGATCATCGTCGAGCATCACCGTACCCGTCGCGGCCAGCACCTGCGCCGCCGTCTTCGTAGCAGAGCGGTACTGATCCACCGTCAGTGACACGTTGCCCGTGCCGTCGGCTGTGTGCTGACGCCACGCGGGAACGTGCAGCCGGTACTCCAGTGGGTCGGAGTGGACGACCGTCAGCCGCCATTCGCCCGGCCCCCACTCGGGATCGCTGCCGGAATCCGGCACGAGCGGTGCGAACGAAAGCCCGATCTCCGTGAACACCCGCTGCCATCCCTGCGTCGGAATCGCAGCCCCGGTGTTGCGCGGAGTAGGCGCGATCGTCGCCGCCGCAGCGATCGCGGCCCGCTCGTCCACGCCTGCCGATCGGTTCTTTCGCACCCACGAGATCGCCGAGCGATAGACCGCCACAATCTCGGAGTCTTCGAGCGGCGGCTTGCACATCACGACGTTGACGGCACGCAACTTGAGCAGCAGGTCTTGCTGCTCGCGCTCGTCGTCGAGGTTCGGACCCGCACGAAACGCCTCCGAGACGGCGAAGCGGTGCAGTTCGTTGTTCCGCTCTCCGGTCTTCACGTCGCGGTGCAGCACCTCGCGCGCTGGCGACCTCGCGACGCTCGTCCGCAGTTGCCCGCTTCCGTCGTCATTCCAGAGCAGGGCGACCAACTTCTCAGGAAGCGGCGCCAACTCTACGTCGTCCGGCGACAGTCCCGGAACCCACTCGTAGTAGACGCCGGTATGGTGCCGACTCGGCGGCAGCACCGACTGCGCCGCCTTGCCTCCGTTGCCGATACGAACCTCGATGCCGAGCGGCTTGCGAACCTGCACCGCAGGCAGACCCTCGTCCCAGCGGAACAACCGATGCGGACCACGACCGGCGCGATACGTCGGCGTCCAGACTTCACCCAGGCCGAGAGACTCCCACGCCGCCTTCGCATCGTCGTCGTCGAGCTCAACGTCAACGACGCCGGACGCAGGCCCGAGCAGAATTCCGATGTTGACCGGCTTGTTGCCCTGGAACCACGACAGGATCGTCTCCTCGTCGTCCGATGCGTGCAGTTGCCAGCCGTCTCCTCCAGCCGGATGCTTGCCCGGCGTCCCGCAGTCCTTGCCTTTCCAGCAGGTGCAGACCTTTGGCTCGGTGACGCCGTAGAGCGGCACCAACTTCCATCCGCGCGCCGCATACGAGAGCGCGACGTTCACAATCGACGTGGTCATGATTCCTCCGTGTGATGAGAGCCCCCCCGCCGCGTCTCCACGCGGCGGGGGGTACATGCGACCGACGAGTCAATCCGTGACTACGCCGCATCCTGCGGCACGTCGATCTGAGTCGCCACGCGGGACAGCGGCACCGTGTAGAGCCGCTTCACGATCTCGCCCTCCTCCTTCGAGAGCGTGCCGGTGAGCTTCGGCACGATCTGCGAGTAGGGCTGGCCGCCCGCGTTTTCAACCCGGTCGAGCGTCAGGCTGACCACCGCGCGGAAGTGCGGCACCGGAAGCCGCTTCACGAACGGCGTCACAGTCTTCAGCGACCCCGGCCCAGCCGTGACCAGCAGCGGCCACGCCTCGTCCTGCCGCAGCACGGCGAGCAGCCTGCTCTCCTTGCACCGCTTGCCGCGACCGGACTTGCTCGTGCCGTACTGGTTGTACGGAAGCCTCGTCCAGTCATAGAGCCGGTCGCCCACGCGACACGACTCCAACGCATCCTCGTCGAGGTCGCCGATGTCGTCGTTGACCCTGACCGCAGTCATGAGGTCATACGAGACGAGCACCGGAGACACCTTGCCCTGCGGCTCCTCGCTTCCCCACAGCGTGCCACGCACGCCGTAGTAGACGAGCACGCCGTCGATGGACTTGGCACTCTGCTCGTTGTTGCCGCTGTCCATCCACGACCAGACCTTGCCGCCGCCAGCGGGCGTCGGCACGCGGGGAAGGTCCGACGCATTGAGCGTCTCGCCCGGCCCCAGGTTCGCCATCAGAGCCTCGCGCACGTCCGAGTCAGGACGCAGTGCGAGAAACTTGGAGTCAGTCCCAGTAATCAACTCACCTGTCGGTGCCATCGTGGCACTCCTTTCTTTGAGGATAGAAACGATACCCGAACAATCAACCGAGCGTGCGATGCGACAGCCGCATCTCACGGAACTCCGAAATCAAACCCTCGAACGGCGTGCCCTCGGCCAGCCCGCCTTCGGTGCCGTCCTGTCCGCGCCGCTCCTCCAGCAACCAACTCTTCAAGCTCGCCGTGTTGACCGACACGAGCTCGGGGCAGGCTTCGCTGGCGATCTCCAGCACCCTCTCCTTGTTCTCGGTCGGAATCGACACCGCGAAGAACTCCCGCACGAACCACGACTTGCCCGCCGCCCGCACGCCGTCGAGGCCCGAAAGCGACAACTGCTCGACGGCGAGCGACTCCACTCCTTTCAGTTCCTTGCTCACCTTCGCCAGTTCCGCCGAGATGCGGTCCTTGGCGTCCTGCAACTCGGCCACGCGCTCCAGCAGTTTCGACAACTGCATGGATTGTTCGTGCTGTCCGTCGATCTCGTCTTCAAATCTAGTGCTCATGCCACCGACTCCTGTCTCGGCGTCAACCGTTGCAGCACCGCCTCGACGACGTGCCGACGCTCCCGTAGTGCCGCATACACCTGTGCGTCCACCGTGCCCTCGCAGACGAGGTGGTAGTACCGCACGCATCGCGTCTGCCCAGGCCGCCGCAGCCGTGCCAGACTCTGCTCGTAGTCGCCTAGGCTGAAGCCGAGCGAGTAGTAGAAGGCGTAAGCGGCACGCGAGCAGTCGATGCCGACGCCGCCTGACTGCATCTGCACGCCGAGAATGACCGCGTCGCCTCGCTGCCACCGTTCGAGGTCTTTCCGCTCGCCGGATACCTCGGCGTACTCGCGGCCCAACTCGCGTGCCACGGCGGCAACGTCTTCGAGGTCGGAGCGAAACCGGCAGAACACGACCACCGGCTCGGTCACCGGCAGGTCTTCAAGACGATCGGCCAGCACCATCCGCTTCGCTGGCGTGCCGTCGATCGGCACGACCTCGGCACTGCCGTCGATGCGGGCATATCCGCCGGTCGCCTGCTGCATCCGCAGGAGCTTCGTGAGCGCGTTCGCCGCCGTGACCGTCCCAGACTCGATCTCCGCGACCATCTCCGATTCGAGCGACCGATAGAACCGCTGAACCTTCGGCGACAACTCGACCGGCAGCGTCTCATGAATCGCCTCGGGCAGGTCGAGCACCTCGTCTGCCGTGACGCGGAACGAGTGTGCGTCGAGCTTCACCGTCAACTCGTCTTGGTTTTTCCAGTACTTCACCTTCGATGGAAACCTCGTGTCGCACTCTGCGAATCGAGCCCGCATCCTCGCGAACGAAGTGCCGTACACCTGCGGATCGAGGAACCGAAACTGCCCGTACAGGTCGAGCGGCGAGTGCGGCATCGGCGTCCCGGTGAGGCACAGCCTCCTCGCATGCGGCTGTTTCGCAGCAAGCCTCGCGAGATATCGACTCGCGGCACCGCCCGGTGCCTTGATCCGATGCGACTCGTCCAGCACGATCGCCGCCCACTTGACTGACTCGATCGTCGGAGCCAGAGCCGAACGCCAGATCGACTCGTAGTTCGTCACGGCGACGAGGCACTTTCCGCCCGCGACCGATAAAGCAGACTGCAGCCGCTCGGCTCGCTGCTTGCCGGTGCCACGGGACAGGTCGAGAAAGACCAGCGGATGCCGCATCGCGTCGAGGGCCAGCAGGGCCGCGAACGTCTTGCCGGTGCCCATGTCCATCGCGAGCATTCCGGCGTGCCGCTCGGCGTACCATGCCGCCGCCTGCGACTGATGCGACCACGCGGCCAACTCACCTCGCGTCGCGGCCTCGACGACGCGCCCCCAGGCCGGTGCGACGGCCTGGGGGCAGACAACGAGCAGATGCGGACGCCGCTTCATGCGATCGAACGAGTCGTGCCAACTCATTGGTCTTCTCCTGTTTTCAACCGTCGCTCATCGGTCCAGCCTTGCCACCAGCGCGAAGCACCTGCCGACTCTGCGACTCGATGCTCCCGTCGCACGTCCACTGCTTGAGCTCTACCTTCGGCTCGTGCTCGCGAATCCACCCGCGCAGCAACCTCGCGTACTCGATCGCTTCGCCGAGCAGCTTCTCTTGGTTGCACCGACTGCCGTGTTGGGCGAGGTACTCCAATCGCCCGACGACGATGTCGATCGCCGAGCCGACGCCGAGAACCGAACGCTCGCCGGTCTTGACATGCCAGTTCACGCTGCCACCTCCATCTGCAACTCGTCGATCTTTCTGCGGCACATCGCCGCGAACTGCTCTTCGAGACGCCCGAGCCCTGCGATCGCTTCGGCAACGGCTTCCTCTCTCGTGGCGAACACGGGCTCGTCCTCACGCCCGTAGTTCGGATCGACCCTGCCAGTGGCGAGATCCCGATACATCGTCTTGCCCTGCCACTCGACCGGCTCGACTTCTTGAATGCTGGCCACCACCCTCTGGTCGTAAGACGACACGAACACGTAGACCCGAAACATGACTCGCACTCCATGCGTCCGTTCGTTTGAAAAAAGAGCCCGGCGGGGCGGGAGAACGGAGGAAACCCGCTCCCGCCGGGCGAGCCGCCTTGCGGCGACGTCTGGCGGAGGACTAGACCGCCATCTCGACTGCACTGGCCCATGCCCGCTCCTTAAAGGAGTGAGCCGAACCAAAGAGGCACGAGCGGAACTTCCGCTCCATCCGCTGCTCACCGCGACCCGTCACGCGGAGCTCGTGGTCGGCCCACTCGCTCGCCGCGTTGTAGGCCGTCCACACGTTTGCCTTGAATCCGCCCTCGTTCGTCGGCAACGCGAACCGATCCCACAATTGGCCAAGAACCTTCTCGCGATTCTTGTCGCTGCGGTTTTCGACCAGTCCGCCGAAGTAGTCGCTAACCTGTTGCGTGTTGAGCGACTTCGCCAGCATCGACCGAGCCGCTTGCGCGAACTCGTCGTGGCTCTTGCCGATCACGCCGAGCAACTCCTTCGCCTTCTGCACACGCTTGCCGAGGCTTCCGGCTGTGTGGAACAGCTTGAGGCCGAGCGGCAGGCCCGCGTCGGACTTGTTGCTGTCCACCTCGCTGATCGCCAGCCGCAGAGTATTAGCACAGACGACCCGCACCGAGGTCGGAAACAGCCGCACAGCTCCGGTGCCCGCGTGGTTGTTCGTGATCAGCACGTACCTGTCGAGAACGTCGCGGTCGCAGACTTCAAGGTTGCCGGGGAGCTTCGCGAGCATCCACACGTCCTTCCCGCCACGCAGCGAGCCGCACGTGTGCCAGATCGCCAACTGCTCACCAACCACCTCGTCCATCCACGCGAACGCGTCGCGGTTCTGCAACGGCTGATATCGCAGCCCCACCGCGCCGAGAGCCTTGCCAGTGTCCGTCCGCATCGTCGCCCGGTGCTTGTCGATGAGCTGATGCGTTCCGTCGGGCATGATCGCCGCGAGGTCGGTCAGGGCCACCGCCCAGTCGAGCCCGGCGATCCGCAGGGCATCGGCCGAGGTCTGCGCCTCGCTGACGACCGTGCCGAACCCGTGCCACGCTGGCTGGTAGGCGAACATCGCCGATCCCTGGGCCTGCGTCGTAAAGTCGATTTCGTGAGCCACAGTCAGAGCCCTCCGTTAGTTACCGAACCTAAACAATCAGTCCAGCGGCACGGCCGACGAGGCCGGGCCGATTACGTATCCGAACAATCAGCCGACCGTGATCTCCTCGACCACAAGTCCTTCCTGCTGCCGGATCACGGCACACAGGTTTTCGATCAGCGTGAGCGTGGCGTCTACGTTGGCCGGGTTGTCTCCGACCTTGGTTGTGAGCCGCGTCCGCATATCGTCGCGGCCCAGGAAGTTGATCGCGTCCTTGATCTTCTTGAAGTCCATCTTGCTGGTCGGGGTCATCGTCGTGTCTCCGTTTCGTCGTCTGTCGCGGTGTCCGCCGCGAACTCCCTCATCATACCCTATCGGCTGTCGCCGTCAATAGGCTTTCCAAAATAATTTTTGCCTCGTTTTGCCCAGTGTTTTCGGGGGTTCACCGGACCACCCCCAGGGCCGCGTCGGCCAGATCGAGCGTGGCCCGCCCGAACCTGGCCAGCGGGCGAGGCTCCGGTGCGGCCTGCGGCGCGTAGCCGTACGTGACCGGCTGCATCCGCACCGCCATGTCAAGCACCGCGAGCCGCTCGCGGACTTCGACCACGAGCGCCGCAGCGACGACCATGACGAGCACGACGCACGCGGTGCGGACGAGGTCGCGGATCATGACTGCGCCTCCTTCGCCTCGAGCTTCGCCGCCTTGCGTGCCGCAGCACGCGCCGCCTTCGCCATCAAGTGCTCGGCGCTTTCCGACAACCACGACGCCACGGCCATCGCCTCCTGCGGTGTGAGGAAGATCAAGGCCGGAAGCCGCTCGTGCGGATCGGTCGCGTCACGTGCGGGCCAGACTCCGATGCCGACTACGTCTTCGTGACGCCGCATCTCGATCTCTGCAGGCCGTCGAACGAACTTCGTCTGCCGTTTGTAGAAGAACGCCTGCCGTTTCATTTCTTTCTCCTTCTTGCCTTCGCCTTGCGGGCCTTTTCCAATTCGACCATAGCGTCAGCCACAATCTTTGCCGCCTCGGGGTTCCACCGAGCGAGCGCGGCACCGAGCATCATCATCCGCATCTCCAGGTCGCTCGGCTTGCTCACGCCGCCACCTCCTTGTCCACAGGCCACCAGTACGGAAGGTCGGCTGGCTCCTGCCATCCGAACTGACCGTAGTGACGAGCGTACTTCCGAAGCAGATTGCTGCGGTGCGAGGCGTGAAGCCGGTCGTAGCCGATCCAGTTAGGCGACGGCGTATACGGCAGGCGGCAGACAGCGTCGTGGAACTGATCCCGCAGCGTGTCCTTGAATCCGCGTTTCCGCCACGCCACGCACATGATCTCGGCGTACTCGGCCAGAGCAAGCTCGTGGCCCCGCCACATCCGCACCGCCGGATGATTCCGCCAACGCGACGCCGGGTTGCCGCGATGCTCGCCAACGTCGACGCCGAGGGCGATGAGAATCTGCTTGCATTCAACTCGCTGCTTTCCGAGTCGCTTGTCATCGAGGCACCGAGCCGAGGCCCAGATGTTGGGGTAGGGGAGGAAGGTTTGCACGTCGTGTCTCCGTTGTTTGCAGTCCCGAACAATCGTTGCTTACTGCAGTCCCTGACCGGCGACGTGCCGATCAGTTGTCGCTTCGGGTCACAGTGCTGCGATCAGATCGTCCACGCTGATGTCGCCATCGCACAAAGCGTAGATGGGGCAGTCCTCGGCCCGGCGAGTGCGCCATCGCACAACGATCGCCGACGATCTTATCTTCGCGGCAATGTCGCAGAGTCGCTGCGGCGAGATGTGGGCGGCTTGCAATGCGGCGGCGACTCGCGGCTCCCAGACGTTTGCCATGCACCAGCCGTTCACGGCGTCGAGGTCGGTGACGCCAGCCTCAACCCACTCAGCGGCGACTTCTTCGGGTCGGCCTCCGTGGAACAGCTCGCCGTAAGCCTTGAGGATGTCCGCGATCTCGGTCACGGTCTCGTTGTCAGTCGTCATCGGTCGTCTCCTCCGGGTTGTGCCCCTCGCGGGGCGGGGTGTCGAGTCTATCTCTGCGCTCAGACGGTCGCCGCTCGAATCTGGGCGATAGCCTCGCGGGCCTCGTCCCGTGTGTCGTAGGTGCCCACGCTCCAGCGGTCGTCGCCACGCTGGGCGAGGATCTCGAACCAGTAGCACGTGCCACGGCTGCGAGGGTCGGAGATCTTCTTGATGCGGTAAGTGGTGGTCACGGCGTCGTCCTTGTGTTCGTGGTGGCGTTGCCCGTCGGCCCGATTGCCGACGGGCGGGGGTGGTGGGTCAGTTTTGGAGCGACTGCACTAGTGCAGCAGCAGCAGACTTGCAACTGCGAAATCGACGCTCGCTGCGACTGTGCCTCCAGGAGCCAGTCAGGCGATTGCATGAGCCGACGATGCCGTAGACCTGGCCGAGCACCTCGCCAGACACTCGGTCTACTAGCTCGTACTGGCGAGGCACCACCATACGCCAACGCACCGTTTCATTCGTGATCATCATCGTGTCGTCCCTTTCGTCTCGTGGTGTCCGCCGCGTTGACCCCTGCATTATAACCTATCGGCTTTCCGCGTCAATAGGCTTTCAAAAAAATCGTGGGAGGGCCGTTTTTCCCTATTAGAAGGGGCTTTTCGGATTGGGGCGGCGTCCAAAAAGTCGATGCTGATCCGTAGACGCAAGAGTTTTCGCGTCAAAACCCGTTTTCGCGGGCGTTTTATCGGGCCGTAATCCTTTGCGCCGCAAGGGATTAGGAGCCGCCCAGCGAAAAACGCGACGCCGCGAAGCCTTTCTGGCCCTGCGTTTTTCTTCTCTATAACGCCTAGGACCGCTTCCGCTTCGTCTTGCCCTTGGAGGCGATCCAGACCGGATTGCCGCTCGTCTCGTGGATGAACGGCCTGAGCAGGGCGAGCTCGTGCTCGGCGACCGCGACGATGCGGGTGCCGTCAGCGAGGATTCCGACGCCGCGCGACTTCGCGATGCGCCGCACGGTCGGCGACGAGCAGCCGAGTCGCTTCGCGGCAGTTTCCATCGACAGGTAAACCACTTCCTTTTCTCCCATCTGCCCGTTCACCTCCATTCGTAGTCTCGATGACGCGTCGAGTCAATACGCCGAGTCACGCGCGTGACCGCTTTCTTCCCGAGAGGGTGGGGTCTCGCTTGAGGTACTCCTCGTGGTTCTTCGCCACCGACGCTCGACTCACCGCCCACGCGCGGCCAGAGAGCCGGAAGCCTTCGAGCTCTCCGCGTTCGATCATCCGAATGACCCAAACGTCCGAGCATCCGAGGATTTCTGCCGCCTTCGGAACCGAAATGTAGTCCGGTTGCTTGACCATTGTTCGCGATCCTGTAGTTTCGTTCGAAGCAAGGCACGCCCGCCAATCCCCTCGGACTGGCGGGCGTGCAATGGCGGGGACAGGATTCGCGGACGGCCGACTAATCGTTTCAACCCCTACAGGCAGGAGCCGACTTGCGACGCTTGGATGCGTGACCTATCCCCTACGAGGAGGCACGCGATGACGCTGCAGAATCTGTTCGATGACTACTACCGTCCGCTGCGGCTGCGCGGACGATCAGCAAACACGAGCCGCCTGTACGGATGCACGATTCGCTCGTTCTGGAAGTGGCTGCGGCACGAGCCGACGATTGACGACCTGACCGACCTGACGATCAGCCGGTTTCTTGAGCACCGTGGCAGCACGCGCAGTCCATACACGGCCGAGAAGGAACGCACGCAGCTCATCGCGCTCTGGCGGTTCGCCGCTGATCGCGGATTCGTTCGGGACCGGCCGTGCGTGCCGCCCGCTCCGCTGCCAGACCGCATTCCAGAGGCGTGGAGCGTCGATCAGTTGCGGTCCCTCGTGCGTGCCGCCGTGGCGACACCTGGACGCGTCGGCACGGTGCCAGCGGGCATCTGGTACGCCGCGCTCGTGAACGTGCTGTGGGAAACAGCCGAGCGTATCGGAGCCGTGCTGGCATGTCGGCCAGAGGACTTGGCCTCGCCGTTTCTCAGCGTGCGAGCCGAGTATCGGAAGGGCGGCAAGCGAGACCGTGCGTACCGGCTCACTCCGGTGACGTATGACCTCGTCGCCAGAGCGTGCGGCAAAAACCGCGTGTTCGAGTGGCCTGGCTCGCGAGAGTACCTCTGGACGAAGTACCGCGATGTCGTGCGTCGTGGCGGATTGCCGACGGGCCGCAAGTGCGGCTTTCACCAGTTGCGACGCTCTGCGGCATCGCACTACGCCGCCCTCGGAGGCGACGCCGTCAAGCTGCTAGATCACTCCAGCCCGCGAATCACGCACCGCTGGTATCTCGATCGCCGCCTGACTGATCGCGATCCGCCGCCTTGCGAGGTGCTACCGGGAATCAACTGACCGGGTCACTCTCGCCACCAATCGTCGCTGGCGTCCTCGGCGAGCCGATCGACGATCTGCTGCAACGACGCGACGATGCTCGTGAAATTGCGGTTGCAGTGGTCAGCGTTCGCGTTGGCGCTCTCGACGACCGTCCGCAGCGCCTCAGCCATCGACCGCTGGTTCCTCGCCATCACAGCGACGATGGACGCCAACTCATCGACGCGCTGGCGTAGGTCGCTGCCGAACATCACGCGTCCTCGCTCTGGAGCACGGCGATGATCGCGAGCAGGCGAGCTCGCTCCGCGAGCAGGCGGATCACGTCGCCCGCGAGCGTGCCGCTCGTGCCGGTGTAGGCACCGCTGAACCGACGGGCGCGGTGCTCGATCTGGGCGAGGTCGTCCTCGGTGAGCGGAGGGTGCTGCATGCGGATGGGCATCGGTCAAGGCTCCCGACCACAGAGCTTCCGTATGGCGCGTGATTGCTTTCTGACTTGCTCCATGAGCATGCCAGTCTCAATCTTGCCGAGGTCGTCTTTTATTCCTAGCAGCGAAAGAGCAGCCTTCATCATCCGCCCCCTACGCCTCAGTTGCCCTTGAGCGTTAGCACGCGACGCGACGCCTTCAGGCATCTCCATTGACTCTCTGACGAGAGCCAAGAGTTCCGGCACGCTCAATTCTTTTCGTCGCCTATTTCGCGATGGCATTGCGGGCCTCCGCTGGGAGCCTGCACCCAGGCTGACGCAGGTGACCGTCGTTGAGATGCGGCCACAACTCGTGCGAGTGGATTGCCGACAGCAGGTTCCACGCCGCGTGGCCGAGGTGCTGCTCGCTGCGGTCACCGCTCAGGAACGCGTAGACGTGGGCGATCGCGTGGTTGAGCAGATCGTGAACGGGCATCCCGTTCTCCCAGTTCCAATCGCCGTACTTCGCGGCACCCTCGGCGCATGCACGAGCAACCTCGCGAAGCCCGATCGGCGACACGAGGTCATACCGAAACTCTTCGACAGCATCCGAGCGAACCGCTCCAGTGCCGAACTTCTCCGTGACGCCGGGCCGGGGCTCCCTCGCGACCCGCGCGGGCCTTGACTCCTCGACGAGCCGGGCGAAACCCTTCACGGCCTCGACCCGCGTGGCGTATTCGGGCGGCGTCCACTCGGAGTACGGGTCGTGCGACGACTCATCTGCACTTGCGGCCCCGTCGCTCAGCGCCCTCGTCGCCGCCTCCAGTGCAGGCTGGCACCCCTCTAGGCTTGCCGCCATCGGTGAGCGTCCAGCCAGGCGTGACTCGACGGCGTTGCGGAGGGCGGCGTTGGCGGATTCGAGGGTGGCTTCGGTCACGTCTTTCCTCTCAGGTCTCTGTCACAGAACACGGGATAGGCTCGCGTCACTTCGCGTCGATGGTGATCGACGACGAACGCCGCTTGGCACGGCGGCTCATAGGACGCCTTGATTCGCACAGAGTAGGCGCTCGGTCCAATCACGCTTCCGTTCGTGACGTACCGCCCGGCGCGGCTCCACGAGAACTGGTGCCAGTGCCCGAGGCACGTGAGGTCCGCACGTCGCGTCGAGTCCCACGCGGCGATCGCCTTGTTGAGCGGGACGTGAATCCCGCCGATGCCGCCCTGGTACCGAACGGCGTGTCCGTGCATGAACCGGATGGTGAACCCGTCGAGATCGACGTAGTTGAGATGTCCTTCACCTACTCGCCACGCGACGTTCTTCCTCGACTCCGCAGCCGCCATCGTCACGTAGAGGTGGTGCTCGTAGCTCGTGTCTGCCTCGTTCGTGCGGAGCTTCTCGGTCGTCCTGCCGTGGTTCCCGCACGACGTGACGACCAGCACCTCGCTTGCCGTGTCGCTCACGGCGTCGAGAAACCCACGCAGCCGCTCACCGATCCATCGCAGCGCCGCGAGCGGGTGCAGAGAGTTCTCCTCCGCGAGCTCGGGATGGATCATGCCTGAGATGAGATCGCCGCCCAGCCAGACGACGACCCTGTCGATCTTGCACAGTTGTCGCTCGTGTTCGAGCAGAGCGAAGAATCGCTCCGAGAGTTCGGAGAGCCGGGCGTCGCACACGTCCAGGTCGAAGGCGTTGAGCCCGTTGACCGTCTCCGGCCGCACGGTCTCTTCGCAGTGGATGTCCGAGAGCAGCACGACCATCGACGCGGGGTGCCGCTTGCTCTTCGTCGGCTTCGACGACGGCCGCTTCGCCTCGATTCCCTTGAGCCCGACGAACGCGTCAGCACGCTCCCGCTCGCGGTCGATCTGAGCGAGTGCGGATCGGTAGCGGCCCTTCAGTGCCGCAACTTCGGCACGCAGCCGCGCGACCTCGGCGTCGGCTGCGAGTTGCTCGGCCGTCGCGGCAGCAGCGATGACGCTGTCGGTTAGCGACGCTTGTTTGCGCACAGCCAATGCTCAACTCCTTGAACGCCGCTCACTGGTAGCCCGCGATCCTTCAGCGACTGAATGATGGATCGAGCGAGCGCCCGCTTTTGCAGCCCGAGCTCACCGCTCACCCACCGCTCGCGAAGCGCCTCCAGTTCCGCGAGCACGTCGGCTGGCAAATCGCAGTGCCAGGCGTTGAAACCGGGCTTGTAGTTCTTCACCCGCGCCACGATCTCGTCGGCGATCGACGCAGGCTTCTGCTTACTCGCCACGCGGCACCTCGCGATATCGGAGGATCTGCCAGAGGACACGACGCTGGACGCGGGCCAGCTCGGTCACCGTCTCCTCGCTGATTGTGGAGCCGAGCACCGCATGGGCGATCTCGTGGAGGACGGTTTCGAGACGCTGCCCGCCGGTCAAACGCTCATCGACGAGCATCTTCGGCGGGCGCTCGTCGTAGCACGTCCAGCCGTCGGCGCGACCTTTCAGCCGCGTGAAACGCAAGAGCCATCGCTGGCCCGCGATCGTGATGTCGTGATCATCCGCCACGGCACCCGTCCTCCTGCGTCCATGGTGGATAGGTTGTCAATTCAGCCGAGTCACGAGCC